CCGCGAAAATGTCCTGGACGTTCTTCGAGACCATCGTGTTCTCGATGATGTTCGTAACCGTAGTCTTGAGATTCGTCGTGGCCGATGAGCTATTCGCAATCGATGGGGACAAGAATCCACTCTTCGTCGCGGCCGCGTTATCGATCGCGGTCGACGCATCCGTCTTGAGCTTGGCCGTAAGCTCATTTACATTTTCGGTCGTCATACTACCGGTCGCGACCACCGTCGCGTCTATAGACTGATTGAGATTAATGGCGCACCCCTTGATCTTCGCAGAGCTGAGCTTGATCTGATTGACGTTGACCGAAGACGCAGCGACCTTCTGGGAGTTTTCGGATATGAAACTATTAGTGGTTTTGTTGAAAAACTCATTGGTCTGTTGGACCGCGCTCTTGGACGAGTTGCCACCCATTTAATTTTACACTAGAATTTATTCACGATGACTTGCAGCAATATTTCTTCTTGCCGCCGTCGATCATGTCACCAGCCAGGGGGAAAGAGGGGTACATGGTCGCGCAGGCCACCTTGGAGTCGATGGCGACCGGGTTGCAGTTGGCCGGGACGGGGGCGGCGGGCGGTGCCGCCATATCGCTCGCCAGGCTGACGCCGCGACGGACGAGCAGGAACAGGATCACGGCGACCATGGCCGCGATCAGAAGATTGCGCTTCGAGAACTTCATTTGATATGTACCGAGAAATTTATCGGCTTTAAGAACTGACCCCATGTTCCCGTACAATGAAGGTCATCTTCTGCCTGCCCGGCAAGGCGTACTCGCGTGAGTTCCTCCTGAGCTGGTCGGACCTGCTCATGCAGGCGAGCGCCAAGGGTCACCAGGTTATGATTTCCCAGCAGTACTCGAGCGTCGTCCACTTCGCCCGGGCCAAATGCCTCGCCGGTGACGTCCTGAAGGGCCCGGACCAGAAGCCGTTCCAGGGCCAGGTTGAGTACGACGTCATGGTCTGGATCGATTCGGACATCGTCTTCAAGCCCGAGGACTTTTTCAACATCATCGAGAGTCCGCACGACGTCACGGCCGGTCTGTACATGATGGAGAACATGCAGGAGTTTGCGGTCGTCCGCGACTGGAACGAGGACATGTTCCTCAAGAACGGCACGTTCAAGTTCCTGCGCCCCGACGACATCCAAGGTGCACCCAAGTACATGCCCGTTGCGTACGCGGGCATGGGCTGGATGGCGATCAAGAAGGGCGCCGTCGAGGACCTAAAGTATCCGTGGTTCTGGAGCGAGCTCCAGACGATCGGTCCTTTGGTCGACATGAACTCCGAGGACGTGGCGTTCTGCCGGTCGCTCAATGCGGCCGGTCACCAGGTCCATATCGACACGACGATCCGCGTCGGTCACCAGAAGAGTCTGATAATTTAATTACAAATTGTAAGGCTCTGGGGTGTATGTTGAACTCGTAGACGTGTTTGTGAGGGGTGCACTAAAAGTATAAATGGCCTTTGCGCCCGTCAATGGAATTGTTAAAACGGCCGTACCATCCGCCTTTTTCACAACCAGGTTACACCCGTTGATGCGGTCCGAGCAGCAAGCCGTCCGGTTATAGATGACAATCTTGGAGATGACCTTGTCGGCCCCCAGATCGAGGGTCATTGCTGAATTTGGATCATTGGTCGAGTGTGGGACGCGCATTCCAGAAGCTCCACTTTCCGCGTGAATCCCGTCAATCAGGTACTGGGGACCATATTTATTAGGATCGCTTGCATAGACTGCTGGTGTGATAGTTGGTGTGATACCGGTGGTAATTCTAGCGCCGCTCTGGTCAAACACATCAATGCCGAGGAGGTTCATCCATTCGGCCTTGTTATCGGCACGGGCCACCTGAACGGTCTTTCCAGTGATCATACCAGAAGGAACGGTTGGTGCCGCAGCCGCAGCCGCGAGGCCCCACGCCGGCCGAGGCGGCGGAGGCAGAGGCGGAGGCGGTTCTGTAGCCGCAGCTGCTGCACCTACAGGAGCCGCTGGGGTCGTTGTGCTGGATGAAGAAGCAAGACCCGCAGCCAAAGAAGACGACAACATACAGCAGCAGCATACACCCAGGAGGGCCAAAATCATACCCGTGTTGTCGTCGCTCATTTATACCTTAAACTCATTTTTTAATTCGTCGATCGTCTGGTAGTACCTTGCCAGATCCTTTCTAAAACGTGCATCCTGCTTGGCTCCCGTCTTGACGATCCAAGCAAGATTTGCCTTGGAGTACTTTGTCCGGGTCTGGTTCTCGGTCGGCTTGCGCGGCGAAACCTTCTTGGCCTTCACGGGCACGTCTGGATCGGCCCCCGGGCGCTTGTCTATAAAGCTCAGGGCCTGCATGACCGTATCGGCCAGGTCGTCCTTCTTCGTGTGCTTGTCGAAGAACGGGACCCACGTCTCGTTTGTTCCGGTCGCCGCTATGAACGCCCGTGCGCGTTCGATCGAAGCCTTCTTGCGCTTGGCGTACATCTCGCGACCCGGTCCTGCAAAGTCGGGGATCTTGTGGCGCGCGTCCCAGATGACGACGTCTTTTTGCTTCACTAGGAAATAGGTATGCAGAAGGTTCTCGATGCCCTTCATGCCCCGATTCTTGTCGGGCTGCTTTTCAATCACGACCGTCCGGGCATCCAGGATCCATGGTTTCGCGTCGAGGTGGCGGACCATACACGGAAAGATCCCGTCGGCGTGGAGCGGCGGAACGCCCGAAACATCCCAGTGGTGGATTTTCTTATCAACTGGATTAATTAAACACATTGCAAGATTCTTAATTCCACAATCGATAGAGAGAATCATAACTATTGTTAAAGATTATTAGGTTTTTAAGTAAAATGGCCGACGAGCTCATTTGTTGGTGGTGCGTGCACTCTTTGCCATGTCTGCCATGTATTCATCTTCCCGTGAAACATGACGAGAAGAGGGATAAATTTATTACGAAAGGGAATTTCTGTTCTTGGCAATGCGCGAAAGCGTACGCTCTTGACATGAACACGTCGAGGTCCGGGGAGATTCAGATGATTTTGATGATGATGCGCCGACGGGCGTTCGGGAAGTACATGCCTCTATGGCCGGCGCCAAAACGCGAGGCTCTCAAAGTTTTCGGCGGTACTTTGACGATCGACGAGTTTCGCAGTTTTGGCGGGCTGGTCGAACCGCCTATGGTGTGCTTTCCGGATCAGAAACAGCTCATACAGACGGTCGGGGTTCAATTGATTAAACAGACTGAAGGAGCGGTCACGGCAGCACCAACGAATTCTAGAGGTAAATTAGCCGCTATCGACTCGGCGACGTCTCAGGGTGATACACTCAAACTCAAGCGCAACAAGCCACTCGAGCGGACGAAGAGCAAACTCGAGAACGTCCTCGGGATCACACGCAAGGCTCAGACTTAAGTGTGAAGTTTTTCGATGATGTCATCAATCTCGTCGAGCAATACTTCACGACGCGTCGTGGGGCCCCGGGGTGCCGGGGCACGAGTCGGAGCGGCCCTAGGCGCCGGAGCGGCCCTAGGCGCCGGAGCGGCCCTGGGCGCCGGAGCGGGAGCACGAGTCGGAGCGGCCCTGGGTGCTGGGGCGGGGGCTCTCGACAGAGGCGGCGCGGCCCTTGGCGCTGCGGAGGGCACTCCAAACTCTGCAGCTCCTGCGGTAATGGGCTGGGACAGCGCGCCACCCATCAAGGGCGCGCCGCCACCTGCAAGCTGGGTCATCGCGCCAAAACCACCACCGCCCGTAATCTGGGTGATCGATCCAACGCCGCCACCGCCCGTAAAAGCTCCACCACCCACACCGCCACTCTCCATATCGGCCCGGGCCGCTTGGGCCGCCTGTGCCGCCCGGGCATCCTGGGCCGCCTGGAGTACTGCCTGCGGCTGCTCCATGATTTGTTGAGCGGCCGTTGGAGAAGGCGCCATTATGGGGGTCACCGTTCCAGGAATTGGCATGATGGGTGGCGGGCCTACAGGCGGCGCAGATGCGGCGAGAATGGCCTTCGCCTGATTATCGTCAATTGTCGTACCCGATGCAGCGGCGACGGCGCGAATGATCCGAGCCTCTTCGTCGCCCGGATTGAAGTCCATTGAGCGCTCGTACGTAACCGGTGCGAGCACGTACGACTCGAAGTTCGTGAATTTCAGAATCAATAGGGCGATCAGGAGGCCCACGATTATACTGATAGCCAGCTTCATTCTGTTATGTTGCAACATAAAATTAAACGTCCATTCCCACCACCGAGCTCATGGAGAAGGGCACGAGTCCCTGAGTCATATTGGGAGTCGCGATGATGGCCGGAGGCTGGGGCATGGTGACTCTCTGCGTCATCACGGTCTGGATGCCGGCGTCCGTCGCGGTGGGGTCAATGCGGGGAATGACCGGTGGCTGCTGAATCACTGGCCTGAAATCCGGCATCGGCGGCAAGGGCGTCGCGGACGTGACTGGAGGTGGGGGTGGAACGTTAGGATTCATGAGGACGATGTCCGCGACAGAAGCGGGTGAGGAAGCTTCGTACGTCGCCGGGGGTTGAGCCATCTGAGGTGCTTTAAGAGCCTCGTCGGCCACGGAAGGCTCTGGGGCCGGGGCCGGGGCGAACCCTGAAGCCCTGGGAACGAACAATAGTATCACTAGAGCGAACAGCATACCAAGGGCGAGTCGGCGCGGCCACTTGCTCATTTACTTAAACCCAAGTTTATGTTTTTGCTTGTTTGTTGGTTTGGACTTGGGGACGTCCGGGTCGGTGCTCCTGACCCAGACGGGCCCTATATGAGCTCTCCACTGGATTGAATTTTTGTCTAAAATTTTACGACAAATTACACAAGGCAGGGATGTTCCGATACCACCATCCCGTCTGACCCGACTGACGACCAGGTCGCCATACTTCCTGTGGATCCAGTGAGCGAGACATGGCGGATGGACGCCCTGACGCCGGGCCTGAAGATGGAGCTCTTTCAGGAGCCGACGTTCGGCGCAACACGTGCACGAGTTACCCATCGAAGGCCCGTACTACCGGGCAACGGCTGGTGCTGCACGTCATCATCATTTGACGAAAAAACGTTGGTCCTTCTTATATGGAGTTGGTTCTCCTCGGCGCCATCCTGATCCTCTTGATCATCATCGGAATCGTGATCTTCAGACAGCCCAGGCACAAGACGGCTATCGTGTCGCTCGTCAAGGACCCCCATGCATTCGAGACGTGGGTCACGTATCACAAAGAGAAGATGAAGATTGATAAATTTTATGTATTCCTGGACGATGAATCAGAGGCTCTGAACTTTGATGATCCGGCTCTAGAGATCCATAGAGATTGGAAGGGTCGTCTGGGGTTTCAATTTGATGACAAAATTGATGAACCAGCAAACGTCCGGGTCAAGCAGCAGCTCATCTCCGAGGAAGGCGCACGCCTGGCCCAAAAGGACGGGATCAAGTACTTGGTCCACATAGACTCGGACGAGCTTTTGTACGGGCCCAAGCCTGCCGCCCAGGTGTTCTCGAGTTATCCAGTAGATGCATTTCATATGAAGAATTCAGAGCTCGCCCCGGACCGCAAGGATTACAAAAACTGCTTCATGGAAGGGACGTGGTTCCACGGGGATCCCCAGAAATTCATAGCGTACGGGAACGGCAAGGGTGCCGGCGTCGTGGGTCAGTCCATGCCGCACGGCCCGCACAATTTCATGGGCTCCAGGGTCAAGGACATCCCCGAGGACGAGCTCAAGGTTTTGCACTACCCGAGCTGCAACATCGATGAGACGCTTAAAAGGGCCAAGAATTATGGTAAATTCCAGGACGATTCGGCCGGGTGGTCAGACCACCACAAGGAGACGCGGGACGTCCTGACAGCGTGCGGAGCCGATTGCAAGGAAAAGGCCGAGGCCCAATTTGAAAAGAGAATGGCCGGACCGGATTCCTACCAGGTTGACCTAGGGCTTTAAAAAACATGTCCTGTCCGGCCCAAAGGGTCTTGGTTTCTGAGGCCATTCACCAAAGCAAAGCATGGAGCACCCCCTTCGCGACTACGCCCGTACGCACTTCGAGACGGCCATCGGCACCGGCCCGACGGCGCGCAACATCGAGCGCTCAGTTTACAACTGGGCCGTTCAGACGACGCGCGAGCGCGGCGAGGGGTCGAGCTGGGAAAACCGCCAGTTCCGCATGCAGTACAAACAAAAGGTCTACGGTCTTCTCAAAGAGTTGACGCGAGGGCTCGTGGCTGGTCTGACGCTCGAGGTCAAGGACGGTCTCGTCACGGCAAAAGTCGCGGCGGTACCGCAGCTCGTGAACCGCTTGCGGCGTAAAGAGCTCGAGGCCAAGAACCTGGCGCGCTATCCGGCCGAGGTGCTCTGGCCCGACGGCCCGATGGCCGCCGCCATATTTAAGCGCTACGCGCGCGAGCTGGAGATGGAGGCGGCCAGGATGAAGGATGAGGACTACAACGGCCTCTTCAAGTGCGGCAAATGCAAGAGCGTCAAGACGACCTACTACCAGATGCAAACTCGCTCCGCGGACGAGCCCATGGTGCGTTACACACTTTCTTATATTCTTGCGATCGCGTTACTGACTCTCTTCTCCTTCTCGCAGACCACCTACGTCACCTGCAAGAGCTGCGGGAACCGATGGAAGTGCTGAACGCCATATACTGCTTACCAATCGCCGCCGCTCAGGATGTTCGCGATACCCCTGTTTTAATGTCTCAGCCAATTTGACTTTACGTTCCGGAGTCCACTGCACACGCCTTTTAGCCACCATAATATCTCGGTTGGTTTCCCACATCCGTTTACTCTTTTCCGAAAGAAGCTTCTTCGTCTCGTCGGAATGCCGTCCACCCGAACCGCCACACGTCAGGTTATATCCATCTGGATGAAGCGTCCCTATTTCCTCTATAAATTGTATCTCCTTGGCGTCTAATTCAGCCTGAGTACACTCGTGCGATTCCCATAGCACGTCTACACAGAAACAATCCTTCCCATATTTTTTTATAGCATTTTTGAGTTTTGGGCTTACTGATGTGCCGCTGTTTCCACAGTGTTCGCGGAATCTTTCAGTCAGATCGCGAGTCGTCTGACCGATGTACTTCTTCCCATTTTCTAAATTTTCTATACAATAGACCAGATTCTTCATTATGCACCAACCTATGATTACCTTTATATATATTATTTTGTTGTGTAATAGCACCAATGCCCGCCTCGCCCAAGGCCACCAACTTTATGAACGTGAAGCGTCGCGTCATCATGAAGACCGCGTCAGGAAAGTACATCGTCCGGACCGAGAAGGGCGTCAAGTACGCCCCCAAGGCCAAGTTCTACAAGAACCCCCAGGGCTCGACCGTGAACGTCAAGTACGCCCACGCCAACGTCGCCATCCCCAGCCCGATCCGCCCCAAGCTGATCCGCAAGATGCGTAAGAACTATGGCGAGCCCCGTGCCAAGTACGCCGCGCGCGTGCCGGGCGTTCGCGTCCACCACGTCAAGCGCAAGGCGTACATCGGCGCGATGTTCGAGGGCTACGCGCCCAAGCGCCCGGTCGGCCGCCCGCGCAAGGTGCGCCGCGTCAGCCCGGGCCCCAACATGGGTCTGGCGGCCCTGTTCGGCCAGAAAGCGGCCCGCAAGCCGCGCAAGAACGCCGGCATGAAGCGCGGCCCGCGCGTCGGCAAGAAGATGCTGCGCGCCAACCCCTTCGCTCCCCTGGCGTAGGTGCGTGCGATTAGATAAAAAGAATTATGACACAGACAAATATATGGACCTGGTCCGAGTCTGGACCGATGTCGGCGCCCGCAAACCCGCCGCGCTCCTCGCCAAGATTGTCGAGCGTGACGGGGTCATTTTCACCATCAGATACCTGACCGAATCTGATGATAAAATTTGGCGCTATGAAGATGATACGTACGAGATCGACAATGATTCGATCGCC